AAAAAATCACAAAATTAAAAGGTCGTTGGTACTGCAAGGGAAAACGACCTCTTTAAGCAAGGCATGAAAAGAGTAAGTAATTTATACGATAAGATAATAAGCTTAGAAAATCTTAGAAAGGCTGATCAAGTTGCTCAAAAAGGTAAACAGAATCAATATGGCGTTGTGCTGCATAATCAGAACAAAGAAGCGAATATTTTAAAGCTTCATGAAATGCTGAAAAGCAAAACCTATAAAACTTCTGAATACCAAATTTTCAAAGTGTACGAACCAAAAGAAAGGGATGTTTTCAAGCTTCCATATTTTCCTGACAGAATAATGCATCATGCTATCATGATTCATCTCGAAAAATTGTTTGTATCGGTTTTTACTGCTGATACGTACAGTTGTATCAAAGGAAAAGGGATTCATGCGGCATCCAAGAAATTGAAGCTGACTTTGAAAGATGTTCCAGGCACAAAATACTGTTTGAAATTGGATATTAAAAAGTTCTATCCTAATGTAAATCATGATGTTTTAAAAATGCTTCTTAGAAGAAAAATCAAAGATCAGGATTTGCTTTGTTTGTTGGATGAAATAATTGACAGTGCTGAAGGATTGCCGATTGGCAATTATCTAAGTCAATATTTCGCCAATTACTTTATGACTGGTTTTGACCACTGGATAAAAGAGAGTAAAAGGGTAAAATATTACTTCAGATACGCAGATGATATTGTGATTCTGTCTGAAAGCAAGGTTTATCTGCATTCTCTTTTAGGAGAAATTAGATTGTATTTGAGTGACAATTTAAAGCTGACTGTAAAGGATAACTATCAGGTGTTTCCTGTTGGTTCGAGAGGAATAGATTTTTTAGGTTATAGGTTTTATCATGATTATGTATTGCTTCGAAAATCGATTAAAAAACGATTTGCAAAAGCAGTTTCAAAAAAGAAAGATAGAAGTGTTTTAGCGGCTTATTGGGGCTGGGCAAAACATTGTAATTCAAAGCACCTAATTAAAAAATTAATACCTAATGAAAAATTTTAAAGATTTCAATATAAAAGCAGTTATTGAAAATTTTGTTGGTGACAAAATAGAAACCAAAAAATTATTGGATAAAGAAATTGTAATTAAAGATTTTAAAGTTGTGCCTTCAAAATTTGAAGGGAGAGGAGACAGATTGGATTTACAAATTGAGTATAAAGATGAAGACAGAGTTGTTTTTACAGGTGGTAAATATCTGATTCAAACAATTGAAAAAGTTCCAAAAGATTGTTTTCCTTTTAAAGCAAAGATTGTAGAAACAGATGGTCATTTGGAATTTGCGTAAAACATGAAATAAATGGAAACAAAATTTAATGAAGTCGTTGTAAGAACTGCTGTTCTTGACGAAATGAAAGAAAAATATTTTGCAGAAAGACTTTTAAGAACCTGGACTGAAGATTTTGTTGATGAAGATTCGGGTAGTATTGTACCTATTCAGAGAAACGAAATTCTGTTTAATCGTGGTGTTTTGATTGATAGTAAGGTGTTGTCTGAATTAAATTTTTATCTGCAAAGTGGAGATATAATAGATGTTTTAGTGAGTAATCAAAAAAGAACTGGGATTCCGGTTAAAGGTTCTACATCTGTGTATTGTGTGACTGTTCTTGACGGTGGTAAAAAACGTAATTATTATTTATATGCAAATTCAGTTGATTTGGCAATGAAGATAATTACTGATTTTCTCGAGCAAAAAGTTGAAGGTTCTTTTTCATTTGTCGCAATTAAAGAAGTTGGATATAGTAATCTGATTCCGTTGGAAGATGATGATGTTGACAAGGATTTTTATAAAGTAGAAATAGAATTGGCGTATGAGGAAGATGAGCCGTATAATCAAGTCTATATTTTGCAAGCTCATGATGCTGAGGATGCAAAGGATTTGATTATAAAATTCATATCTCTAAAGCAAATAGAAGAAAACAAAGAAAAACCATTTGAAACAACTATTGTTTCAGCGCGAACAATTCCATGTAATAATATTGTGGATTATCATTTTGTGAAAGAGTATTACGATAATAATTAAATGATGAAAACAATCGCTTTTGACAACGAAAAAGCTAAAGTTGTGGAAGATGCAGTGTCAAAAATATTTGATTGCCGAGTGTCTGAAATAGTGAGTTTGAAAGACACTCTCGTTAAAAAAGTGGTTGTTTTTATTTTGTTTACATCTGAAAATTATTGTGCTCGTGCATTAGCGGTTAACTATCAAATATCTTATTTGTACGTACCAACTGTTGTTGCTGAATTGGAGTATATGAAAAAAGTTGTTCCTGGGTTTGAATTAAAAATTGAAAGTGTTTATAAAGAATTAAAATTAAAGTGCAATGACAACTATTCAATTAGAGAAAATGGGTATTAAAGTGGTTCAGGATAGGAATCCTAGGGTTTTGGATGTTCCTGGTGTTGGGGAGATAAAAGTAGGGATTGGGGAGACTTATGCAGATATTTTTGAAGCATTGTACGAATTTGGTTTTAAAGATGGTGTTTTAAAAGGTAAAAATGAAAAAGTATTGGAGATTAAAAGTTGCTTAAATATTTTATAAGATATGGATCAGCCAAATTTTTATGCTCTCATTCCGGCTAATGTCCGTTATGATCAGAATTTAAAACCTAACGCAAAATTGCTGTACGGTGAAATAACTGCTTTGTGCAATACTTCGGGTTTTTGCTGGGCTGGAAACGAATATTTTGCTAAGCTGTATAAAGTAGATCAAAAGACGGTTTCTCGTTGGATTTCTGACCTCGAAAAAGGGGGATATATTTCTGTTGAAGTTATTAAAAAGGATGGTAATAAAAGGAAGCTTTTTCTTTCAGGTTCTTTGGATCAAGTAGTGACAAAAAAATCACGAGGTAGTGACAAAAAAATCACTAGCCTATTGACAAAAAAATCACAACCTAGTGACGAAAAAATCACTCCTTATATAAGGAATAATAATACATCTAATAATACAATTAAAAATACAGAGAATAAAGAACAAACTGCTCTCGCTTTTTTTGAAGAAAATTATCCAAGTCGATTTGAGACTATGATGGTGCAGTATAGAAAACAAATTATCGATTATGACAAATTTGTGCAATTGTTTGAAGCTACTGTGTTGCAAGAAAAGTTAGAGTATGATGGTGATGTTCTTGAAGGTCGTTTCAGAAAGTTTGCAATAAACTGGATTTCAAATCAGGATAAGTATGACGGAAAAGTGATTGAGTTAAAAGCTGAAGTTAAAAAAGAAAAATTTGGAGGTTTTTAAAATGGAAAACTTTAAAAATGTAAAAGCTGTCAAAGTGGAAAAAACTAAGATAATCGATTTGGAAAAGGGAAAGTTGCCGCCACAATGTGTTGATGTTGAATGTGCTGTTTTGGGTGCTATGCTTATTGATCCTAAAGGTGTTGATGAAGCTTTGTCAATTATTTCAAAACCTGATGTTTTTTATAAAGATGCTCACAAACATATTTTCGAAGCTATTTTAAGTTTATACAATGCTGGTAATCCAATTGATTTGTTAACTGTAGGGTCTGAGCTTAGAAAATTAGGAAAATCTGATTTAGCTGGCGGTGAATTTTATTTAATCGAGCTAATGCAAAAAATTGCATCTGCAGCACACATTGATTATCACTGTAGATTGATTATTCAAAAGTTTATGGCTCGCCAAACGATTGCTTTTTCGAGTACGATTATAGCATTAGCATACAATGATACGACTGATATTTTTGAATTGATGCAACGTTGGCAATCAGAGTTTGATAAAGTTCAGGATTTTATTTCTACTGGTCGTGAAACAATGTCATTGCCAACTGCTTTACAAAGTCTTAAGCAATCTATTGAGCTTTTAACGGCTAATAAGGAAGAGGTTAAAATGGTTGGTATTCCAACTGGTTACAGGCGAATTGATAAGTACACAGCTGGTTATCGTGAACAAGATTTAGTGATTATAGCAGCTCGTCCTGGAATGGGTAAGACGGCTTATGTTTTGAAAACGGCAATTGAAAACTGTAAGGTTGGTAATCCTGTTGGAATGATTTCTTTGGAAATGTCTATGATGCAGTTGACGGCTAGAGTTGTGGCGATTGATACTCAATTTCACATGAATCAATTATTGAAAAAAGGATTTGATAAACCTGAGTATTTTATTACTTACAACGGGCATCAAGACAGGATTAAGAATTATCCTTTTTATGCTGATGATTCAGGAAAAACGGATATAAGTGATATTGTAATTCAGGCTAAAACATGGAAGCGTAAGTACGGAATTAAGTTGCTTGTGATTGATTATTTGCAGCTTATGACTGACAGATCAATTAAGGGAAATAATCGTGAGAATGAGATTAGTTCTATTTCAAGAAGATTGAAAAGATTGGCTAAAGAACTTGATATTCCTGTAATTGCTTTATCTCAGTTGTCGAGAGCGGTTGAAACTCGTGGCTCAAGTAAACGACCTATGTTGTCTGATTTGCGTGAGAGTGGAGCGATTGAACAAGATGCGGATATTGTACAGTTCTTATACCGTCCGGCTTATTATAAAATTGATGTTGATGCAAGTGATTACGATGATTCAATGAGAGCGGTTATTGAAGCTGGTGCAGATTCTGAAGTGATCTTTGCAAAGTATCGAGGCGGTGCGACAAATATGACAATGCTTAAATGGGTTGGTGATAAGACAAAATATGTTGATGTTGAATGTCCTGAAGATATGAAAGATGATGGTATTGATGATGAAGAGACTAAAGCATTGCCTGTTGTTTCGCCTAACGAAGCGTTTGATGTAGCTAGTGATTCGGTCTCGGATGAGGAAGATAAAGATACACCGTTTTAATCATGGCAAGATCTGCAAAGAAAGTAAATCGTAGCTGGGTGAGGCCTAGTGTTGCATTTGGTAGAGAAGATAAAGATGATGAATTTTATAACTCGAGACGTTGGAGAAACTTTCGTAAGTCTTACTTAGAAAGGAATCCTCTGTGTGTTCATTGTGAGAGAGATGGTTATGTGACTGCGGCAACAGTGGCAGATCATAAGGTACGAATGAAAGCGGGCGGTGAAGCGTTCGAAGAAAGCAATATTCAAGCATTATGTGAAAAATGCCATAATAGAAAATCTGCGGCTGAAAGCAGGGGTATGGGGTGAAATCTCACGAGGCTGTACATGGCGTACATCGCTGTTCAGTCAAGATTTTACTCGGAGTTAAAAAAGTGAGGGGGGGTTAAAGTTTAAAATAGTTAAGTTATGGATAATCTAGAAGTTGTATCGATTGGAAAAGGAAAAGACACTTTAATGCAAGTGCCTACACCGCCAAAATATCTAACGGATTCGGCTAAAAAACATTACAAGTTTATGGGAAATGTTTTAGCTAAAAATGACCGTATGAAAGAAACATATTTGAATGCTTTAGAAATTTATGCTGAAGCAATGGCGCAATTTCAATTCGCTCTCGAGCGTATGAAAGAAAAAAACAAAAAAGAATTTGGAACAGGTTATATCCAAACTTTTAAATCCGGTGCAAGTAATATTTCGGTTGAGCTTACTTTAAAAAATGATGCAGCCGACACTTTAATGAAATGTTTCAAGCTTTTTGGTTTAGATCCAAAATCTGACAAAGAATTAAAGTTAACGGGTGATCCGGCTCAAACTGATTTGTTCGATGCTTTCTTAAAAGCAAGTCACGGATAATAAAAAATTTCGGTCATGGAAATCGATAAAAAAACCAAGGCAAAGATTATTCTAAAATGGCGTTTCAGCAAATTAAACTCGATTCCGTCTATTGCTCAGCAATTCAATTTATCTCAGCAAAAAGTAAATAAAATTATAAATGACTATTTATCACCTAAAAACAAAAATTTATGAAAACAGTATTTGTGTCAGAAGGTAAGCCTGTCGATCCGTTAACAATGGCTGAAAGCGCTAAAGTTATGTCAAATGCTTTCGGACGCTTAAGTGATGGTTTTAGTGGTACAACTGAATATTCACGAGAACTTCACGAACAATTAAAAAGGTTAGCGACTAAAAAATCACATTTCGAAAGATTCTACGATTCAGTATCAAACTTTCTTAGTAAAGGAAAATCTTTCCTTCCAAAAGAACTAAAATCATATTAGTATGAAAAGACAAAGCTCAAGAGTTTCAAAATACACGGGTGTAGGTTGGAACAGAAGCATGCAAAAATGGCGATCAAGTGTTTCAGGACAAGGAGTAAAATACGATTGTGGTTACTTCGACAATGAACGTGATGCGGCTAAAGCTAGAGACATGAAAATCCTTGCTTTAGGATTAAAGAAACCTTTGCAAATTTTAAAACCAGCGGCATGAGGTTCATAATTCCGATTTCAGGAAAAGATAGTTTAGCTACTGCAATTCTACAAAAGGAATTAGAACCTGATTTACCATATGAATACGTGTTTAATCCCACTGGATCTGAATTACCCGAAGTTTTTAAGTGGATGCAGAACGTTGAAAAATATTTAGGTAAAAAAATTGTTCACGTTGGTGAGAATCTAGAAGCAATTATTGAAATGTATAATTACTTTTTACCAAATCAAAAAGCAAGATATTGTACAAGAAAATCTAAAATTGAGCCTTTTGTTAAATGGATTAATGGTGAAGAATGTACGGTTTATTATGGTATTAGAGCTGATGAAAATCGTGCAGGATTTAATAACACAACATCACCAAATATTCATTCTAAAATGCCTTTGTTGGAAAAAGGAATTGATTTAAAAGGAGTGTATTTAATTATCAATTCAAAAGGATTAAAGCCTCCGGTCTTTTTTTGGGAAAGTGTTTATAAAGAAGTTTGTAGAATTTTAAATTTTGATGTAAAAATACTTTTGACAGAGTATGAATTTGATATTCTTTTCGCTGGACGTTCAAGAGCAAACTGTTTTATATGTTTTAATCAGATACTTTACGAACTGGTTTGGATGCTTGAAACTTATCCTATGTTGTTTGATAAAATGGAATGGTATGAATCTCAAGGAGGAGAATATGAATATACATGGAAAAGAGATTACCCTATGCGAAAAATACGTGAAAATGCAGAACGTATCAAAACGAAAAGAATTTATTCAATCAGTAAATATATCGCAAAGAAAGTTCAGTTGGATTTATTTGTTAATCCATCGGATGAAGATGATGAAGAATTTTATGATGTTCTATCTGTTAAATCCTGCGGGTTGTTTTGTGGAAAATGATATATAAAAATATTTTAAAAATTAATTCAATAAATAATCATGTGGTCAAACGAAGAAATTGAAGCTAGAAAATTAGCAGCTTATGAAAGGGCTGAAGCATTCGAACAAAACGGAGGTGCAACCAAAAAAAATAGGCGAAAATTTCCGAGCAATTTAATACCAAAAAAGAAAAAACGTAAACGAAAATAACTATGGCACTAAAATCAGACAACCCAACAAACGCAAAAATAAATCAAAACTTCATTATACGAGTTTTAGAAAATCCGAAAGAAAAATCTGTCAAAAACACGAAATTGACCTCTGCTAACAAACTTTCGAACTACCTAAAAGATGAAGAACTTAAAATAAAGCTTTTTAAGAAGATATTATTCGGTGAGGCAGATAAATATGTGTTCAACATAAGAAATCGCCTTAGAATTGAAATTCAGTCAAAATAACTTTTAAAACATAAAATCATGATTAAAAGAAAAGAATGGAAGGAGTTTAGAGACGTTGGTCTCTTGTTTGTTATAAATCAATTTTTACACCTTTTCGGCTAGGCAATTGTATTTCGTTTTTCAGAAAAAAATGAAGTTATTGAAGTGTATCCAGCACGTGTTAAATTTAGAGGTTTTGATCAAAAAAGTACTTCGGAAGGTTATGAAAAAATTACAAAGTACCTAAAAGAAAATATTAAGGAATTAGACGAAGAAGTTAATATCAAAACAACTCACGAGGACTAACCTTCAAAGCACCACAAATTTTATGAAGCGTAACAATTTTAGCATTCGTTTCACCTCGTTCAATACGCCCGATTACATTTCTTGGAACGTCAGCTTCCAAAGAAAGATTTTCCTGAGATAAGTTTTTAGACAATCTAATCTCTCGCAATTTGTCACCAACGGACTGAATAAATATTTTTTCGCTTTCTATCACGAGATAAAATTGCGGTAAACTTTTAAAATAAACCGACACTCGTGGGTGTCATTGGAAAGCTTTTTGATGCTATATATGACCAATTAACAATAAAACGATTTAAAAAAGAATGAAAATCACAAACCAAATGCTTGCTTCAGTTCCTTTTCAATACGCAAACGACGTGCGTACAGGGAAAATAGTAACTGGAAAAAAGATAAAACAAGCGGTTGAGCGTTTTTACAGCTGGATTGAAACTGCTGAACAAGACGGTTTTGTGTTAGATCATAACAAGGGAATGCAAATTGTCAACTTTTTCCCTACTTTTTTAAACCATACAAAAGGTAAATTGGCAGGAAAGCCGTTTGTTTTAGAGCCATTTCAAGCTTTTACAATGTACAATGTCTTCGGATGGATGGATAGTACAGGAAAACGACGTATTTCTACAGTTTACGACAAAAGAGCCAAGAAAAACGGTAAATCAGCAGAAATGGCTGGTTTGTCGCTTTTCTGCATGTCTTTTGATATGGAAATGGAAGCTGAGTGTTATGTAGGTGCAACTAAAGAAGATCAAGCAAAAATTTGCTGGAGGCAAGCGGCACAATTTATACAATCGCCTGTAGCGAACAGAAATCTGCAAAAAATGGGCTTTTTTGTCCAGCAAAAAAAGATTGGTTTCACTCGTACAGCTTCTTTTATGTCTCCGTTAGGTGGTGATTCCAGTACTCAGGACGGAATTAACGCGCATCTTTCGATTATCGATGAATACCATGCTCATAAAGATGATTCAGTAAAAGAAAACTTAGAATCGTCATCTGTACAGCGTAAGCAACCTTTGCTTTGGCATATCACTACCGCAGGAAGTAATAAAGGATCAGTATGTAAAAATTACGAAGATTCTGTTATTGAAGTGCTGAACGGTCAAAAAACCGACAATCACCTTTGGATAATGATTCATGATCTTGACGAAGGTGACGACTGGCAAGATCAAAGCGTATGGATCAAGGCGAATCCATTATTAGGAAATGGCTTGGATATTGCTCAAATGCAAAGAGAGTTTATCAAAGCAGTAAATCAACCTTCTAAAATTCCAAATTTCAAAACCAAGCATTTAAATATGTGGGTTGATGGTCTTAGTGCGTGGATTCCTGCTGAAGAATGGACAAAAAACAAAGTTGAAATCGAAGATTACAAAGCATTTGTACTCGAAAAAGCGAAAGAATTTGGCTCAAACGGAGGTTTGGATTTGTCTTCCGTGGCTGATATTACCGCTTTCGATATATTGACAAATCCTGACGATGAAGGTAATCAGTACCTTATAGTATTCTTGTTTTGTCCTGAAGATAACATCGACCGCCGTAGTAAAAATGACGGTGTACCATATCGATATTGGGTAGATGCTGGTTTTATGATTGCAACACCTGGTAACCGTGTCGACTATAATTATTTAAAGCGATATATACGAGACAATTTTGAAACGTTCAATATTCAGAGAATAGATGCTGACCGTTGGAACGCCAGCAGTTTGCTTTCTGAACTTGTGGAAATGGAAATTCCAGTTTCAGAACTTTCACAAATTATGAGCCGCTTAAACCATCCAACAAAAATGCTTGAAAAATTAATCTACGACGGAAAAATCAAACATGACGGTAATCCGGTTATGGACTGGATGTTAGCGGCGTGTGTACCTATCGAAGATTCAAAAGGAAACATAATGCTTTCAAAAAAAGAAAGCCACAAAAACAAAAAACGCATCGACGGTTGGGCGGCATTAGTTAATGCTTTAGCAGCGCATTTATCACCCGACGAAGATGATGCAAACGAAAGTTACTACAATGACCCAAATCACATATTCGAATGCTAATAATTAAACCCAGTAAATATGATGACAGCCGCCGAAGAAAATGTTTTTCGACTTGAAAAAGCAAAACTTGAAAAAAAAATTGAACTAATGCAAAGTCTTTCGACACCTGCTAAATTCTACGATTATTACTTTAGTAAGTTATCTGATTTTCGATCGAATAGTGATTGTTTCAATCATGTAAACGATTTGTATCATGAATTATTTGGAGAATTTAGGTATAGCGATTACGCTTCTTTTAGGGTACAGTTGTCAAAATTTAATAAAAAATAAAATGAAACAAATTATAATAATCGTAACCGTTTTCTTACTAGCCTTTGTAACGTCTATATTGCTTGATTGGCATTTTATCGCTGAAAACACAGTAAGAAAAATCTTGGTAATTATATTGATAATAGTAGAATTTATAATAGGCTTATACATGGTAAAAGCAGAAACCTTTAAAAATAACAGCAATGAGCGATAAATTAAAAGCAAAAAATCTTAAAGCAGCAATTCAAAGATTACCTGATCCAAAAACCTACGGTGCTGATGTGGTTACAGTTGCAGTAGATAAAAATAGTTATACATTCGAGAAAAATAATAAAGAATGGTATTTTAAATTTTAAACTCCTTAACCAAAAACAATCACTTCACCACTGAAAAATAATATTGTTACCTTAGTTAACAATTACCACAAAAGGC